GCCCAGCACCGGCAACTGGGATAGCCCGGTCACCAAGGATATTAGAACCTGTGTACTCAGGATCGAATGCGGCGCCTAATAATGATCGGATATCACGTGGGTCGAACACCGCTTTATCTCGCGCTCCTGCAGCCTCGTTAATTGCAGTTATACCCAGCTCTCTCAGCTCTGCATTTGTGTCAGGCATTTGAGAGATAGCGGTATCAGGATATTGAGCAAAATAATCACGCATACCGATTGTTTCGCCGCGCGTTAAAACCGGCATCACTTGCGCGCCTTCCTCTGGGTTATACAAGTTACGGCTTGCGTAACCAGAAGCCACCTCGGGATTTGCGCTCATGTAAACGCCGGGGCCAACATTACCAAATTCGCTAGGTGCAAAGTCTGTAAAATCTGCTTTAGTACCGTGATACTGCACGTCGGCGGGATCAAAGCCCATAGCCTCGGCACGCTGCATACGGGAAGCGGTGTCCATTGGTAGGTCGCCAGAAGCAATACGCTCGGCAACCTGCTCGGGATACCCGGTAGCGATTAACTCATCAAGAATACCGCGTAAGCGTGTGCCAATTGCCATGAAGCCTCCAGTGTGAAGGGCCAATTATATCAGACAATGCCCTTGAGGTTACGTCGTATAGGCGCGCCCCAGTCGGAGAACTCTTTCCTGCCAATCGCTAGGTATCTAAATGCGTCTGCGCAGTGTGATGTCCAGTCGTGCAATGGTCGCTCATTCCATACCTGCATGGTCTCGTTATACTGCCGGCGATACTGTCTCAAACAGTCGATGCCCTTCTCGCACTTGTCCTTGTCAAAGTAACAGAGATCTAGCAGAGACCTTACAGCCTGGATGCCATCGTCTACGTTCAGTTGTGGAGCTATCGATACCGGCGTTACGCGTAAGTTATCCAATACCTCTAAGCGTGACCGGCCGCTGCCGAGCTCTCGTACCCGGACGTCGTGAGGTAGGATGTGTTGCTCGTAGATGTAGCCTTTCTCTTGCAGTATGCGTGCGTAGTGATCGAGGCCAACACCGGCATTCTCGTAGTAATCTATCAGCCTAACCTCTGGACCGACAAACTGAGCAAACCAGATCGCCGTGCTATCACCAACACCTAAGTCCCAGGCCGTCACCACGCCCACTGAGCGCTCGTATGGGACACGATCAATGCGACCCTCGTGCAATGCATTAGCCATTTCATTGGTGTAGTAAGCGCCTTCTGAGAAGATTCTGAAGTCACCTTCCCATATATGATCGTAGACATCCGGGCGCTTCTTAAAATCGTCCTGTCGCTCCTGTTCGAGTACGTCAGGGAACCACGGGTTGTCCCGCCAGTTCATATCCACAATCTTGCACTGCTCTGGCATGTTGACCCGGAACCGGTGATGCGTAGCAGAATGCTTGTTCTCAGGGTTCCACGTGACCCATATCTCAGAGTCGTCCTCTCGCACAGTAGGTATAAGCTTCTGCCACGCCGTCTCAGTAACAGTCTCGGCCTCGTCTACCCAGCATAGTAGGATGCGCGCCTTTGACTTGATGCTATCCAGGTTGCGTCTAAGGCCGGCGAACACGTACGTAATGCGACCATCTCGGGAACGTATGTAACGCTCACCGATCTCGTAGTAGTCCATCAGGCAGGGAACAGAGCGGATAGCAGACTTGACCTCTTCCATAGAGGACTCGTCCAGAGAGTTAAGGTGCTCACGTGCGCAGAGTATCTGTCCCTGCTTACCGGCTACACCCCAGCGCATACCCCATACAGCAGTCATCAGAGCAAAGGATCGTGTCTTAGCAGAACCTCGGCCACCGTATGAGCAGCGGTATCTAGCCTCCCCAGTGAATAGGTCAGCTAGTTTAGGAGGTAGTTCAATCGAGACCTTTTGCGACAAGTTCAATTACCGTAGGTGGAGTCATGGAACCATCGCTAGAAGATAGATCAGCGTCTACTTGCTTCAGGTCAGGCAGCGTCTTAGCGAGCATCTTAAGCCGTAGTTCAGCCTGTGTCTTCTTCTGCTGTACCTTAGCTTGGAAGTGATCGTCTGTTTGCGGGTCAAGCTCTCCGATTTCGTCAATCAAATCAAAGATATATTCTGCCTTACCCCTAACGCTTAATGCGCGTCTGTTCTCTTCGTCCTTAACAGCGCGTATCTTATGCCGTCTTGTAGTTGCCACCGGTTAGTCCTCATCTGGGTGCGGTATAGATTCAGCCCAGTACAGCCCCATGCTGCGTCCTGCGCGTACTTCGCCGTCCATAATGTCATTAACGGTAAGAGGCCACGACTCGACGGTGCTATCATCGAATGCGACCAAAACGGTTTTCTCTTCTTGCGGCATGTTACCAGCTTCGATGACGTGCCACTCAATATTAACCACTTGCAGCATAGCCCCCGCCTCACTGCCAATGACAGTGCTATTTTACTCTAATCGTCTGTTTTCTCAACATATTGTGGATTAGGTGTGTACATAGACTCACCATATAGTTCGAACTGGCGTAGGTACTTGCGCATAGTGTCGTAGTGAACACCGAAGGCTTCGGATAAAGACCACACGTCAACACCCTTGTCATAGAGCGAGCGTGCTTCTTGCATTTCTTGTTTTGATATTTTCATTTGATCCCCTTGAGTAAAGCAGCAATTGTATCCACCGGGATGCTGCCAACCGGCTTGGCGATAGCGCTGTAAGGCCAACAGAGGAAAACCCCAGCGCCATACGGATTCTTTAATGGGCTTGTGGCGGCTCTTCATCAAAGCTTTCTAAAAGCTCTCGTAAGTAGTCTATGTCAGCGCCTGCCTGTTTCAGACACTCTACGGAGCCGGTGAATACAAATAACCACGCGAACTTTTCGTCTGAGCCTGGCTCTCGCTCTAGAAACATCTCTACACTCGCGATAAGGTCATCCCTAAAGTCGTTAATCGCCTTAACAAAGTGCGCGTTTCGCGTCTCTGGTGTTTCAAAGTTACCGTCTACTACTTCTCCCATGATCTTGCCTCCCTTGGCAATTGATCAGCCCACGCTTTTAGCTTTTCATTCTTGCGCAATTTCTTGATGGCAGCCTGTTCTAACTGCCGCACTCTTACTCTACTAATACCCAGCTCGTCCGCAACCTCTTGCTGCGTCATCTCAGTTGATGCTTTATTGTTCATCGCATTTGATCTGCAGGTTGTACGGTGGATGTCCGAACTCGCCGCGACTCTCTGCGTAACGATTAACGCTATCACAGTAGTGACGTTGCGACTGCAGCGCGTCCTCAAAGTCGCCAGTGCCTACCAAGCCGTAAGCGATGATGAATACAACAAGCGCCAAGAATAGGTGCTTTCTATCTGTTAGTTCCATGTGATTACCCTCTTTACTTTTTTTATGCGTGCCGGCAAGTCCTCGATATCGAACTCGTTCAGCGTTGGAAACTCTAGCTCTATGATGGACGCGATCTCGTGATCGTAATAACGCGCGCGCAATAGAGATAAGATGCGAAGCTCGATGTCTGCGTTCATGTCTGTTATTGGTCTCCCTCATACGGATCATGGACGCCAGGATACTTAATCAACCAAGAGCCTTGCACATTCTCGATATACTTAGTGCTGACATCGCTATGTTTACACCAGCGTAAAGCACTCTCTAAGCTGTTAAATACGATTGTCGTCATGCCATCCCCAAGCAGAAAAGGCCGCTTATGCGGCCAGCTCGATTGCGCGTTCGATAACGTCTGCATCTAAGAATGCGCCATGAGTAAACTTGTAGCGACCGATGTTCATATCCAGTTTTACAATTTTCTCATTGATGTAGTAGGCGGCAACTTCTTCGGCGTAGTTGTTAGCGCCAGCAATACGCAGAGCTTCAATCAAGTTAGCTTCAGCGTTTTCGATGCGGATGTTGATGTCGTTGTACATTGTGTCTCTCCCGTTAGACAAGCCGGGACATCCCCGACACAGTTAAGATAACAACATGTGTTATTACGTGCAAGCGTTTTAGGAAAGTTTTTTACTTTTTTTGGGGGCAGTAAGCTGGGGTGTGTCACCCTGCGGGATTCCGGTCTAGCTACCGGACGGGATAGTACTTTGCCATTTCGAGTGCTCGCGCGTTCTCCAGCTTGTTAATAGCACAGAGATCGAGATACTCGGACTCGGTGAGTCCTTTCAGTCGCCCAACGAGAACACAAACCTCTTCTAAGCTCTCGATGTGCTTATAGCCGTTGCGAGTACAGAACATGGCACGCTTAACCTTCGTACACATAGTCACCTCCATATAGGCATGACTATTATACTACATATCATGTTATGGCTACACGCCAGCCAACCGCTGCTCTTGTTCTTTTATTCTTCTCTTGTACTCAGCAATTAGTTCCAGCAACTCAGTGTCAGTAAATTTGCGAACCTGATGCTTTGAGGCAACCAGCTCTTTCATGGCATCCAAACCATAAGTGTCGATCATAAAAACAGAGTAGCTATCAATGTTTCCGTTCTTATGGTTGTTGCAGCCTTTGCATTGAGGGTGAATATTCTCTTCTACAAGAAGCGTAGCGTTGTGTCTGCGGCTAACAAAATGCCCGCCGTCCATGTTTTTATAAAGCTCTATCTTCCCGCAAGTTACACACTGGCACATACCGAAGTCGTCTGCGTACTTCATGCGAACAAGCTTCTGTAATAGCGTGGCAGCTTCCTGTTTAAGCTTGGCTACTGTCTTCGGCTTCCTGGTGGGCACTAGTGAACTTCCTCTCTCGATGTATCGCCTTTTCGAATATACCGCACTCTACACATAACCAGCCGCGAAGGTAATGCGGTCGCCTTTTACTAAAGTGTGGCGGCATGATGTCGTTGCACTTAATGCACCGTTGTTGCGGAATCCTCGCTGTCGTTAAGTTCTTCAAGCTCGTCAATGTCCCCCTGCAGAGCAGCCACCCATATCGATGAGAAGGTCTCTACGTCCATGTCTATTGTAAAAGGTTCTGACTCCGTATCGATAAATACGTCAGTCCATTCTGAGTTATGTTTATTAGCAGCAGCCCCAGTGATGTAGCGCACCAACAGAAATACGTAACCCCCGCTTGCCAAGGGTGCGCGCATCATTTCGATCATGGCGGCTCACTCTGCAATCATCTTGTAGGAGATTGTATTATACGCCACCTGACCATAGTCTTTGTGATATGTGATGACATTCGCCTCTCTACCACTGAGCCAACCGCCCCGGCTACTGTAGGCATCAGCACTTGCGAGTGTCCGGTGTTGCTCTACAACCATTAGGTTTGTCTCTTTTTTATCGATAGAGTGATAATGACCCATATGCGCGTAAGCGTGCTCTGTACGACCAAAGACCTCGCGGTACTTGGCAGCAAATACGGTATCGACGTTTGCGACCTTACGCTTATGTCCGTGATGGAAGAATAGCGCTGTCTTGCCAAACTCGTAGCAGTAATAAGTGTCAGCAGAGTTATCGATAAACACCCTGGGCTCGTTCTCATACAAAGCCATCAAGAGCTCGCGCATCCATATAGCAGAGTAGGGATCGTGGTTGGCGTCACACCACTTGACGTGTACGTGCTTGTGCTTTTCTAACAGCATCTTAATGACCTGCCGGGTAACTCTAATCGTTGCCCTGACAATCTTAAAAGCACGCGAGTCGGCATCAAGGAGATGTTTAGAAGCCGGAGTCAATGGCTCTAGATCAAAATGCTGGAAGTCGCCAAGTTGAGCATAAACAGCTGTGTCAGCATCCGGGCTTATCCTAATCGCCTCTGCAAACCATTTAACCAATGTGTCCTCAGCAATCTTCAAGTCCCAATTATCGTTCTGAGTTTGACCAGAGGCGTTCACTTCGTCGCTGTCGGCCAGCATGCCCATATGGTAGTCAGTTATCACAAAACAGTTGCAAAGCTTCTCAGCGTCAATCTGAGGGGCTTGTACGGGGTTTGCAGGCTCAATCTCCTCGGTCATGCCCTTAACAATCTCTCGCATGACCTCTATCTGCTGTTGCGCATCCTGCTGCGTCTTCACCCACGTCATAATAGGCTTATTCTCAGCATCGTAAAGGATCGACTCGCCCCTGATGATTTGACCTGGGGGCGCCGGGTTTACCTGATCGTGCTTAGGAGAATAACCTTGTAAAGCGCTCTTTTTAACGACAGCTCTCAGCCTATCTTTTATGGCCTGCCGATTTACGTTTAAAATCTCCGCCGCACCTTTTATTGATGAGCCTTCAACCCAACATAGTTGCACGATCTCTCGTTGTTTATCAGTTAGGTCGATTTTGTCGAGTATCTCAAGCGCTTGGCTTGATGTGTAAGCATTCCCGTAACTCATAATTCCCCCCAGAACCTATCACCGGCCAAACCTCACATCTACGTCATGAGTTTCAGCTAGGTGTTTAGCAATGACTCGAAACACGTCGTCTACGTCGTGCATCTTTAACTGCGTCACTGACTTCTTACCCAAAAGAGCCTGCTGTACAGGGCGCCACATAATCTCTTTTACGAGCTTGCCTGTAGGCTCTATAGGTAGCGTTACCACTTGCTGCATGTCATGTCCCGAGGCCGCGAGGGTCCGGGCTATGTCGTCGCAATAGGCGTGGATTGCCTTGTTTTGTTGTGATGTTAGTTTTGGCTCGAGAATTTCGTACACCTTGCCAGAATCTCGATGCTCCATGATGTACTGACAAAACTGCTCTGCTTGATACTTATTGTTAACAATCCAGCGCTGACTCATACTTCTACCCTATCTCCATCAAAGCTCATGTACTGGCCGTATGTAGCCAGACAATGCTGTCGAAACGATTCGGATTTCATAAAGTCGTGAGTTAAGCAATCTATGCTAGTCCAGGCTCTAAGGCCAATTTTATCACGAACTTGGTTATGAGGTATTTGGGCTGCAAAAGGGCTTATACCGCGCTCCTCCTTGCTTGCTTTATTACACCAAGCAGCTATGAATCTTTTGCATCCAGCACGAGTTTTGCGTTTCTTTGGGTTGGCATCAGCCCACGCAGCCATCGCTGAGAGCTCACGATACACGTCTATGTCTGGGTAGCTTTTCTGTAGGTAGATAGAGTATTCATCGTCTATCTCGAAGTACGTACCGTCATTTAAAATAATCATCCACACTTTCCCTTTTGATGTCGCTACGCGACAAGCAATCCGTTAGTTAATAATGACGAGCTGTAATTACCGTATCGAATCTTGTCGTCTGTCCCCGTTACCTGCTCTCGGCACTAGGGGGCGCATCATGAAGAGGGTCAACTCCGCCTCCGAGGTTCTTTGGTTCCTCGGCCTAACGCCCGGTAATTTCTGACTAAGGAAGGAGACAAGAGTAGTCTAGAGGTGTCCAGGGGTGTCCAGAGACGTCCCACTGAGTGTATACTACCCTTGTCTTGTTTCTTAGCCGAGTACGAGACTACCTACTCAGACATACCCTAGTCAAGTAGGACTCCCGTAGCCCCTCTTTTGAGGGGCTTTTTTTGTACCTTAAAAAAGCGCACACCCGTTATATGGACGTGCGGTTTATCACGAAAAATCTGATACCCAATGTATGGGCAACAGAATTACCACTGGTTAGCGATCTTAAACTTCTTACGTGGGTAACGACTTTCACCGCCATTGTTCCACTTGAAGTAAATAGTCCTGCCGTCCTTCTTCCAGCAGCCAGACTCGGTATTACCCTCGCCGTCGTACCAGTAGGCTCGCTGCATGTCGCCAGCAATAATGCACGAGTCATCCGTTAGGACAATCTCGCCGCCATTTTTCAAGCCTTTGTAGGCTTTAGTGTCAGCGAATGCTTGTACAGCCAATAGGCTGATAACTACGGTAATTAAATATTTCATTTTTTCTCCCTTACCTCCGTAGAGGTTTTTGTTTTGAGCAAGTGATACGTAGCGTAACGCTTGCCGTTTCGTACAGTTGTCTCGGTGTGTATCTTGTGGCCTCGCATACGAAGCTCTTGGATACGTGCTGCTAACCGAAAACAACCAAACTTATCCAAAGCATCCAGAGCCGTTATTGGCTCCTTCCGCAAGTGGTTAAGTATCTGCGCCGAATGACTCATTTTTCTTCCTCCCAATTTAAGAACTCGTCGATGGTGTAGCCAAAGTAATTAGCTAACTGCGTAAGGCGCGACAGAGCCATATCCTCGCTGTTTTTCCATCGATAAATAGTCATAGGTGTGACCTGCAGCTTCTTAGCCATGACGGTGCCCAAAGGGTCACCGCATGAGTCTAAAAGCGCTGTAAGTGCTGCACCTGGGGTTTTAGAAGGGTATGTCACTAGTGTCAGCCTCCTGTTCAAATACCTGACGAGCCTGCTGCATACCCTTTGCATGAACCTCGTCTTTAAGCTTAGTGCTCAGCCGCATGTAGCTGTTGCCGTTCTTATCCTTGGCTATCCAAGCATTAAGCCAGTGATCGGCGCCATCAGCGTTCATGTAGCTGCCCTTGTAGTCAGGATCAGTGTCCTTTGACTTTTCGTTGTTCTTAAACAGAACACCGCGATTGGTGTTGTCATACTCCATTAGCTTTCTCCTAAAATAAGCTTTCTAGCTTCGTTAAACTCATTTGACTTAAGATCAGTGCGCTCAGCAGTTGTGAAGATTCCGCCCTTACTAGGTGCAACCCACAATGCCTTCTTGTCGTCGTTACTGATCTCGCCCCATGCCTCTGCTACGGTTTCCCACGCTCGTAGAGCAAGATGCTCTTTGATGAAGTACACAGACGCATAGTTACGCTGTAATGCTTCGTTGTGAGACATGAGAGGGCCAACATTGTCATTCTGCTGTTGCAGAGCATTAACCAACTCGTCTGCGCTTGCATACTGACTACCGCCAAGCCCTAGCGCACTCAATGCGCGACCGATTGCTGAGGTCTCCGCATTTTCGAGTGCTGAAGTGCGATTGATTTTACTGGCTGCACGCACCTCCTCTGCGTAACCAGTAGCGAGCAATCTGCTCTCAGTGTTGAATATGCTGGCCTTTACAATAACCAGCACATCGTTTGCTTCGACAAGGTCTGTCTGTATCGTGAAGTCCGGGTATTGCTCCCGAAACTCGTTGACACGGTACGCGACAGTTTTGTAATCCTTGCCGTGTATGCTGACTATACCCTCAGTCATTATTTGCTCCTTCCATTTGTGCTAACTCGTAACCACGCGCATCCCCCTGCGAGTAGGCATCAGACATGCGTGGTGCAAGTTCCATATAGCGGCCGAAATAGCCGCACTCAAAGCCCTGGCGATACTCCCGCGCAAGAAGAGGCATAATCTCCTTCCAGCCTTCGGTCATAGCGTCCTCGTAGTTGGGCAAGCTCATTGGTCTTCACCATAGGCGCGTGCGTTGATCACGTAATCAAACGCATCCTGCAGATTCTCTTCAATGGTGGGACGTGCGTAGCTCCAAAGTGTTTCGCGCAAGCCGTCAATAAACGGGTCGCTAGGACGCTCTGGTGCGTACAAATTTAGAATAAACTCAGCGGGGTTGTTAGCACGTAGCAGCGCTTCGGAGAGTATCTCCCCATACTGCTCTTGTACCTCAAGGACAAGGCAGCCCTTGTCTATCATGTCAAACTCATCGATGCGGTCGATGTCACCGTCTACTTGGTCATACAAATCTACTCGGTCGTAGAACACCTTTACTGATCTTGCCATTAGCCTTTCTCCCGTAGTGCATCATTGCACAAGAGAGAATATAACAACATGTGTTAGATATAACAACCCTTGTTATTATTTATATGGGTTTAGTTATAGTAGGTCCACATGACAGGCGTGCCTTCACGCATATCCAAGTGAATAAAATTCTTGTGAACCCCTATGCCGTTGAACACGCCCATCTTCAGAGCCTCATGCACAATGTTCATTCTTTGGAAGCCGTCAGATACTGCGATATCGGCTGCAATTCCACGGGTATGGTTGCCAGGGCCATTTGGCTTATTGACCTCCAGGCTGTGATTAACAGACCTGTAGCCGCTGGTGATGCGGAAAGGGAATCCACAGATGCCTCTAAGGGTGTCTAGGTGCTCGACGAAGGTTAAATCCATTGAGTTCTCCTGCGTCTCTCGACACCGGAATTCAGCTATCTGGAAGTGAATCAGCTTCTTCATATCGTACACATACGAGCTTGGTAACTATTTCGGTAGTACATAATAGCGCGCCATATAGCGGAATGCACTTCTCGCGCTCCATTGTTACCGACTTGAAATCTACGCACTCGCGGTCATCTTGGCTGGCGCATCCTGCTACAAATAGAAGACACGCTAACCATCTCATTGCCGGGCTACGTTCTTTGTCTTTTCGTAGGTTCGCAAACCGCCTAACCCAAGCATGCCGAGCAGAACAGGCATCATCTCAGTAAGATCAAGAGCTGGGACAGTGATGGGATGATTATTGATAGTAAGTATAAAATTGCAAATAGGAACAAACAGGTAATTAGTCGCAAGGCCAATAGCAGTAATCCAGCCGACAGCCGGGCGCCACCCGCTGACAAACATTGAATGACTGCTTGCCTCTGCTTTGTTAACTTCGATTTGAGCCTTAGCGATTTCATGCGCCTGCTTCTCTGCCAAAGTTGCTATCTCAAATGACAACCGACGTCGCTCGTCAGCGTCTGGGATAACCTTATCGAGAAGCTTCGATATTGGACCTATTAGTAGGTCAAGCATTACATGCCGCCTTTAATCCACAGGCCGATGCAGGTCATGACGCCGGCCATAATAATGCGCTCGATCCATTGATTTTTAGCGATGTTAATTTCTATCGCCTGGATGCGCTTCTCGTGATTCTTTACCTCGTCCTTTAGGACTGATTGAATCTCATCGATTCGCTTGTGTGCCCTTGTTACCGTCTCGGTCAAGTGAACCTGCCTTTGCTCCATACTGGATAAATCTTGTAGCGTCTGTGCAATGCTTGTCAGCGCAGACTTCATCTCGCTAACGTCTTGCGCCATCGCCTCTTGCTGAGCTTCTAGTTTGGCAACTGAGCGCTCGATAGTCATGGTTAGACAGTGCCTTCCACGATGCGCAGCTTCTTAAAATCAGGATCATTGAGCTTGCGCATAATTAGCTTCTTGCGACCCTCAATGTCGTCCCAAGCAATACGCTCTTCTTTCATCCACTGCGCCAAAAGGTGCATAGGGATTGATCCAACACACCATGAATCAGGCAGCTTGCCGGCACCCATAGATCGCAGCTTTGCTGTGCGCTCTAAGTAAGGCGTGTTATCGAACTGCTTCTCTACGACAAAGGTGCCGTCGTGGTTGTTGTGGAACTTCTCTTTAACCTTCATCGGAAACCTTTTTCTTGCGCGTTCGCTTAGGCTTTGGCTGTGGTGCTAACTCTAAATTTACGCCGTACGGCACAGCCTGCTCTTCTGTCAATTTTACCACGTCTCCGCGTGAATATTTAACGCCGTCGATAAACAATGTGCCAATCGTAACTTTATACATAACTTTTCCCATAAAAAAAGGGGGCCGAAGCCCCCGGAGCCTTAACTAAATTAAGACGTTGTGTTGTCAGCGATCATGCCTGAAGCCTTCTCATTCTTACAAACAAGAGTAAGCTCAGTGGTAACCTGACGTGTAGTCGCATCACCAGTCTTCGCGAGTGCGATGTTCTTGGTTGGACGAAGAACACCAACAGCCCACATATCGTCTTGCATAATGAAGACGTCACGCGAACGATTCTCTCTCGATGGAATGAATTCAACGCTACCCCAGGGCGTAATGTAAACATCCATGTGCTTGATTACGCGCTCATCTTCGGCTTTGATAGTTGAACGCTGGTTGTTGTTACCAGTAAAGCCAAGAGCTACATTCATCTGGAAAGCTGACAGGTAAACAGAGTCAGGGTTTCCACCTTGCTCCCAGATTGACTGCATTACGGTGTCAAACTTAGCTTGAGAAAACGCTGTCAGAGCAGTGGTTTCATCAGTACGTGCGTCAGTACCGTCACCAGTGGCGTCAGCACCTTCGTTAGCACCGAAGCTAGTGTTGGTGATAAGCCATGCAGGAGCGCCAGCAAGCTCACGTGCCGCACTGGCGCTGCCAGTTACTGCCGCGTTGTTAGCAAAAAGAGCCTTCTCAATATCGAGCTTCTGCTCTTTTGCAATCTTGAGTGTCTGGTACGCCATTTCAGCAGACCGACCCGCTTTGTTCAAACCCTCGTCAGTGTCAGGAATGACAACCGCGTTCTTAAAGATTTGAGTTCGATTTCCTAAGCGAGTAGTCGCTACGCGAGCTTCAGCAGTAGTCGCATCTCCCTCGATATGGGCATTGGTAGTTGAAGAGCGCAGAGCGTCCGTTTGCCACTCGTGGAAAGTTGCAGTCGCTTTGACTTTTGCACACCTAGAGTAGAAGGGCGTTTCTTCCGGCGATACATCGTAGATCACGTCGGACAAGTCCTCACGGATACCGACAGCATCATAGCTGTCAAAAGTGTTGGTTGGCTGTGCCATGGTTAATTACCTCTCATTAAGGATTAAGCTCATCGCATCTTTGATGCTGCCTGAGCGTTTTAGTTTCGATCTAGCTTGTCTTGAAGAGTCACGGTTTGACGCTGTCTTCTTGGCACCCGGTTTAACAGTACGCTTTGGCTTTGCCTTAGCTTTCTTGATTGCTTGTTCCTTGCCGCCTTGTGCCGCCCTGTATTGGATGGCGTCGTGCAGTACCCGGAGTACACGCGAATCAGTCACCGCTGCGATCTCTTGCGGGTCAAACCCGTAGACATCTTGGCTTACCTTAAACATATTGTTGCGAAGACCTTCGGCCTTCTGCGGGTCCGCAAAGTCAGGAATAGCCTGCCTCAACGTCTCCATTTCTCTTTGTAAATAAGCGTTCCTAGCTTGCAGCTCCGCTTGGGAATTGCCTTCTAGTGCCTGCTGAACCTCAGCGATCCTCTGCTGGTATTCATTAGCCTCCCGGTCGTACTTCATTTTCGCTTCCATATAACCTACTGGGTCAGACGAAAATTTCTCTTCACTAGGGGGCACAGGGGCTGACGGTATTTGCATGTTTTGCACTTGGGCAAAAATAGCTTTCGCTTGCTCGCGCTCATTCAGGAAATCACCTGCAATCTGCTCAAACTGCTTGCGCATCTCGGCAACTTGCTGCATTCCCTGCTGGACATATTGCTGACCGCTGTATCCTCGCTTGAGATCCTCTAGGGTGACCGTCTGCTCTATACCGTCAACTTTGACAGTAAAGGTTTCAGGCTCCTCTGGATCGGCTTCCTCAGCGTCCTCGTCGTAGTCCTCTTCTACCTCGTCATCCTGTTCTGGCTCATCAACCTCCTGCTCCTCGTCCTCATAGTCCTCTTCAGGCGCCTCAGCGACTTCTTCAGGTTGCTCTTCGGTCTCGGGTTGTATCAGTTGGCTTATAGCCGATTCGATGCTGCCATCGAATGTCATTTCGTCAGTCGTATCCACGGTACTGATCCTCGCTCTTGCTGTTTGTCGAACATCGCCTCATCCGTAAGGATGACTGCCATGCGATCCTCGATCTTCGCTAACGCTCTCACTATGTGATGCGCTTCTTCCCGGTCCTGACATGAGGAGTGCGGGTTTAGAAAGACGTTGGCTGCGTCTTCTCTAATTTCGTCTACCAGCGTGTTGAATGCCTCGTCTTGCTGGAGGCGCTTAACGTGCGCTGCTCGATCTTTTATATTCAAAACGTGCTACCTACTGCCGCTTGTGCCGGCCGCGCTTCTGGATATCGTGGCTCGTTCTGTAGCTGCTTGATGCGCTCTACGTCCACCGCAGTGCCGTACTTGCCGATAATCTCTGCCGCAGATAGCAATAGGTCTTGATCCATCTCATCGCGCTTACGGTCGTCTTCGGCAATAGCCTTCTGCGCCTCTAACTGTAGCTTTAATTGGTCAGTCTGCATCTTGGCCTGGGCCTTGATCTGCTCCGCCTGCAGGTAAGCCGCGTTTGGATCTGCCTGCTGACCCTGCTGTGCCTGCTGCTGTTGCTGCATCATTTGCTGCTCGATCATTGGGTCCATCGGTGCAAAGTATCGATCTGAGTTTCGGACTCCATTGATAGCCAAAATGTCAGATAAGGTATTTCTAATGTTGGTTAGAGAGACCATGCCATTACCCGGACCATACGTCTGGAATATCTGAATCTGCGTCTGTAACGTTTGGTTGAGTACAGCTACCTTCTGGTCCTCTCTGCCTGTACCGAGGCCGACATTAATAGACACATCCATCGTGCTGTTCCACGACCGGGGATCAACAGGCACGTAGCTGTTGCCTTGGAAGCGCATCATCTGCTCCTCGTCTACGTTCTGCGTCATGCACTGCAGCATCAGCTTAAACATCTGACGCATGCCACCTTCTGCAAGGTTGCGCGCCATGACCTCTATCTGAGCCGCCTGAGCCTGCACAGTGGCATTTACGGCTGTAGCAGTAGTTGACTGTAGGCTGTCAGGAGAAAGCCCTGTAGAAGCTTTTGTGACGCCTGTCTTGTCTTCTACCTGCTGGTCGAAATACTGCAAAGCGCCGAGAGTCTGACCTGCCACAAACGGAATTGATTGCGGCTGTATTGTGCCGGCCTGCTTCACACGGATGACACCGCCGATCTCATTGTTCAACAGGTCATCGATGTTTACCGCGCCGTCTACTACCTCAACACGTGGGTTGTTAGTTAGTGCCACGTTATCCAGAACACCGCGCAGCATAGCTGTAGCAGCGTCTTGATCGTTAATGATTAGGTCTGCAACAGACCGACCGTAGAATGTGTGCGGCTCAGGATCTACCTCAAAGACAGCAAACGGCAGGTGCGAGCATGGCTCGTAATCTAATAGCTTGTATTTGTTGCCACCCAAGACAACCTTGTGCATTTGAGCAACACCAGTGCCCTCGACGTCGATCTTCATGTACGCCTCAGTAATCGCAACTAGGCGCATTGAGGGGTCTTGTACGTCCTCGTCAGAGTAATCTGACTCGTAACCACGGCGCTCATACTCTTCAACTTCTGAGAAGGTGTCAGAGTGCTGCAAGCCACTCAGATCATATACTTCCTCATAATCATAGCCCATAGCCACCAGGTCACTAACACGCATCTCGGTACGATGAGCAACACAGTAATAGTCATCGATAGAGCGCGAGTTGCGATCAATAAAAAACTCTTCTGGGGGGACGCTTTCAATGCACATCTTGCCGCGTTCCATTGTTCGAGAAATCTTGAGGTCATGGATAGGATTGTCAACCTCCATCCCAGACTCGTCGATTTCGATAGAAGTACGGGCGGTGTGCTTGATAACCTCGACGTCGGGCTCGTTAACAAGCAGGGTGAACTCCATGTCGTTGAGGTCTTGGAAGTCATAAACCTCTTGTTCTTGATACATGTCCCAATAAACTTTAACAATTCCAGACTTCTTAACCAGGGCGTCATGAAAAGCATCGTTAAGCACTCGATATCCGTTTAGCTCATTAAACTGGTAGTGCATGTACTTTGTAGCTTGCTCTGCAGCCTGCACGTCTTCTGTTCCACGTGGAACATATTCAACAGGCTTGTCAGTAGATAGAAACACGCGCATTAAAGATGGCTTAATAGCACGGATAGTATCTCGAACTTTCGTAGCTACCACCTTTGATCGACCGTCTTCCTCACCGATATCGACCTCTCCATCGAAGTATCTTTGCGCCTTGATTCGGTCCTCAGCAATCTCGGACTCACAGAAATCAACAGCGTCTTGAACAGCCTCGCGTGCGATGCCTTCGATCTCTAGGTCTGTCATTGGTTTTAACATATTAAAGCCCCATGCCTGCGCGTACCTGCTCGCTCATCTCAACACCTGCCGGCACCAGTGATCTCTGCAGAACTTGATTTACATAATTTGCTTTGGCCTCAGTGATCTGGCCTTTTTGCATGGCCTCAGAAACATAAGATAAGGCAATCTCAGCATCTCGGCCGCGCTTAGTTGTTAAAGCCTGTGCCACCTCTGTCAGTATGTCATTCCTGCGCGCCACCATAGCCTCGTCGGTCATCCCTGTGAGGGCCTGGATTACCTTCTGTCCTGCCTGTAATGGCTCACCACGGAGAGCGCTACCGACCATGCCTAGACCGCTAATTTCTTCGATGTCCTTCATGATCTGCTGGCGTATAGCCGTCGCGCTGTTAGGCGCCACGTTGGCCTGTAACTCTAGCGCTGCACGAATCTCATTTAGCTTGGTGTTAAGCTGGCCGTATCTCTGTGGCGTTAGGATCATCTGTAGCTTCTGCCGGTTGGCGCCGCTCGATAATTGGCGTAGTAGTTTGCGTGCTTCTTCAATTGAACCTTGGTCGCCGGAAGATATAGATGTTTTGACGTTAGCCATAAGTTCATCAATCTGGTTGCGCACGCCTAAACGCAGAGCATCTATTTCGGTCTTAGAGGCGCCTCTAACGGCCTCCGTAAGCTCGTCTCGGGTAATCCGGTCATTAAGCAAAACATTGCCAAGCTCGCCTGCCTGGCGCTCTCGTATGGCATTCCCACCCATAGACACAGCACGGTCGTAAGATGGCACCGCGCGACCCAGAGCGTCACGTAATTTGCCTGCCACTATATTTAGGTCTGCACCTTTTCCGGTAGGTCGGCCAAACTTGTCTGTGTACTGGTCAGAATATGCGATCCTCTGCATAGCACGTTTCAAGAAATCAAGCTGAATAACGTTTGGCATCTCTTGGTAATCAATGCTGCCGTCGTCGTTGATCGTCGCTCTAATCTGTTGGTTTTGGATGCCTTGCAACTGCATTACGTCGTTGGCTTCTTTAAACGCAGTTCGTAACTCGTCTGCCGGTACTCGCCTTATTAAGTCTTCAATTTCCAAGCCCGCAGCGCTTGTGTAGTTAATAGGTGAAGCGTACGCTTCTGCGTACGACAATCGTGTCATTGGCGCATACCGTGCCGCCGCCTGCTCTGCTGCTGTTCTCATTCCAACAGGCTCAGCACCCAAAGCTCGGGTCATAGCGCCACTGAGTTGCTCAGACTGCTCTGCAGCGCGTTCTGTTACAGCGCCTCGACCGACAGTAGCTGCCTCGCCGCCTGATGCGATTACAGCATCCAATAGCTTTGCCGTAGCAATGTCTGCGTCAGCAATCATGCCTTGATCGCCAGCACGTCGTATGTTTTGTAGCGCATCTTCGAGTGAGCTACCTTCTCGTGACAGCGTTTGGCCTATAACCATCGCTGCCTCTTTTGATATTCCTAACTCACTTGCGACTTTGCGAGCGGCTGCGTCTAGCCCTGCAGTGCTAGTAGTGCCTTTTGTAAACATCCCTATGAGACCAGCCATTCCGCCGCCAAGCACTGCGCCAGTAATTCCGGTAGGTATAGCTTCTCGGCCTCTTTCAAAGACATCGCCTTCTGCCGCGCCAAACCCGCTTACAGCAGCCTCAGAGCCACCAAAAAGCGCTCCTCGACCTAAAGCTCCAGTAACTGTTGCAGGCACTGTGCCGGGCGCTAAAAGGCCGGTCATTGCCGCCGATCCCATGCGGCCTACAGCGCTAAGAATGGGATACTCTTCCTCCGTAGCCCTCTGCAAGCGCTCTACGCGCTCTCTACCCATCGGGCTAACAGTTCCTACAGCTTCCGGCAAAAACTCGCCAACGTAGGGGATGCCTTGGGTTATTTTAGCTGCAGCAGCAGAAAATGGTTGCGTGCTCACCATCTCTTGCCTTATTTCAGACTCGGCTAGTTGTCGCGCTGTCTGACCTTGCTCTGCTTGCGCAACAATATCAGCGATTTTTGCAGGATCAGAGGTGCTGTAACCTGGAGATACGAAAAACTGCTTACCCTCACGCTCTACTAAACGACCACCGGCTACCTCTACAGAATCGGCCGCTACTGGCGGTTTCTTTTTTCTTTCCTCGATGATCTCTGACACGCTAGGCATTACTGAGCACCTCTCATAGCAGCCGCGCCTCGTGGGTCATGCTCTGCGTACCAGTCCATTAATATTTCGGAGTCTGACTTGCCAGCTGCCCTGTTAGCAGCAACATACTCTTCCAGCGTTACAGGATCATCGCCTTTGTAGATAACGGAACCAACTGTCTGACGCATAATATTGACGTTACGCATTACATTTACGTCGGTTGCGTCAAAGCTTCTGTTAGTGCTTGCGTATGATCCTATCAGCGCGTCTCGAAGGTTACGCGAGTTCATATAGCTGATAATTGCGTCGTTAGCTGACTTTTGCTGACCAAGACCCGGCAAGAACGTCTGCGTAAATCTGGCGTCGAAGTCTGTCTGTGGACCTTTGTTTTGTCGAAGCTCTGCCGCTACTAACTGACTAGCGATAGCATCTACAGCCTGAAGACGACCAAGCTCTTCTGTGTCTACTTGAACTCCTAGCCTGTCAGCTAATCCGAGAAGGCTCTTTTTGGTTTCTGCAAAACCACCTGTCTCAATGCCTGATAATGCACGTCCTAACTGGCCTATTGAATTTAGCTGCGCACGCGCATTAGCACCGGTGTCTGTAACCTCTTTGAATGCAACAGGAAGCTGCTTCATGGCAGCCTCACCTGCAACATCAGGCGCTGGAATGTTTACTGTAGTTCCTGATTCTTTCATCTGCAGGAACTGTTGATAACTTAGCTCTGGGTTTTGTGATCGTGCGAACATGTACTCTTGCAGAATAGAAGGCGCAGCCGCAGGCTTACGGAACATCGCTTTAAGAGCCTCGTTGCCTACACCAGGAACTTTCTCGATCAGCGAAGCTACTTCTGGCTGGCCTTGCTGTCTAAAGTATTCAGCAGTCATGTTAGCTTGATCCGCCTGCTGGCGTCGTGCTTGTATATCTCGCCCGCGCTGCATTTGGCTTTGAATAAATGCCTGATTAGGGTTTAACGTCATAGACTGCAGGCCGGCAGCTAGACGTGAGCGCACCGCTGGATCTTGCAAAGCATCCATAGCGCGACGACCTAACTTAGATAGCCCACTAACAAACGGATTAGGTGGACGGCTACCGGGTGCTGGACCCACAGCCTGTAGAGGCTGCATCGCCTGCTCTCTGGCAGCTATGAAACTTTCTTGGCTTGCCTGAGCCTCTGGCGTCATAGAGGCTGCTAACAGAGCATTCGGAGAGCGCATCTGTTGTAGGCGCTCCATCTCCATCATCATTCTTCGCTCTTCTGGTGTCATGCGCCCATCCCCATAGCCTTCATAATTTGCATGATCTTTGACATCTTATCCTCTCGGCTCTGGTTAGAGTCGTAACCCATAATGCCTGCGCCGTACTGCATCTGTGGGACAGGAAGTTGCTGTAATAGACCGCCGCCCATTTGCACTGGCATAACCTGAGTGTTCATTTGCTGACCAGCCAAGCCCTTAGCCGCATTGCCGAGGCGATCCTTATCTGCGAGATGCTTTAGTAGCTCATCGAGTAGACCTGGATCTTTTTGCTGATCAGTTGCGACCATCTCAGCCCCCAAATGCTAGTGAGAGGAAATCGAACAAGCCCGGGCTGCGTGACGTTGTCTGTGTCTGCGGCACAGGAGTCGCACCTAACGCAGAAGCTAAGTACCCCAGCGAACGCTCTGGGAAAGATGAGTAGCCCTCAAACTGACCGCGCGCCTGATCGAATATCTGCTGGTTAAGCATCTGCTGTAACGCGCCTTGTTGCGCCATATCTTGCTGTAGGTTACGGCCCATGCCAAACGCTTGCTGTGCTAAACCACCAAGCTGACCTGCCGCTGCAAGTCTTTGGCCAGCGCCGGCAAGTCCTGCGCTTTGATTCGCTAGGTCTGCACGCATTGTGTTAGCAATGTCCTGACCAGCCATTTGTTGAGCATTTTGGAATCCACCAAGACGTAAATTAGCGGCTGTGCGTGCTGCTTGCTGCATTGCAGCCTCATTAGCCTGTGACTCTAGTATTGCTGACCGTGAGCCACCGAATGCACCTGCACGCTGCGCTTGCGAGGCCAGTTGATTAGCTTGCATTTGACGCGCTTGCTCAATGTCTCCAAGCGACTGTTGAACTACGGTTTGCTCAAACGGATTAAAATATGGGTTGAGATCGGTTTGTCCGATTTGTCCGGCTTGCACTTGTGCTGGCTGGTAACCCATGCCTACTGCAGTGCCAAGCATGGCTCCGGTTTGACCCTGCTGAGCCTGCTGGAATACGTTAGGAGCTACTTGACCGCCTCCTTTGCCGCCTGGCGCTGGAGCGACACTACCTGTGGTGCCCATCTCTGGGTGTCCAGTAGTGCTCATGGTAGGTGTTAGTGGTGTCATTACGAGCGACCTCCTCTAAAAGACGGCATAGAACCGCCGCCAAGCACTGGATTGCCAAACTGCGAAGGTAAGTAACCACCCATAGGGCCAGTCGGCGCAAGTAGTCCGCCAGCTTGTGGTCCAGTAAATAATTGACTGAATGATGCGGCTTGTGCCGGCTGGTTAGCAGCAAGTTCTGATAGTGCCTGCTCAAACATTTGACCAGTTCCGTAACCCTGGATGCCTCCGAAGTCCTGCGCCTCTGGCATGCCTGCGGTAACGTCCATCTGTGGAGCCAAACCAAAGGCTGCAGCAGCGTCTGCAGTGGACTGCATGGCTTGTGTCTGCATAGGAGTGAAGGCGGCTACAGAAGGCCCATAATAAGGCATGTAACCGACCTGCGCTAACTGCTCCGCGCGCTGTAAGTTTCGACGAGCCGGTCCTTCAATAAACTCCGGGATCTCGGTCTTTGTTGTTTGGCTTCCGCCTTTTCCGCCACCTGACATATCAGATATCCTTTCCTAGAACTGTGAAGGTCTCTTCGTAACCTTTGTTTTTTAAAACTCGTTTCCAACCCTTACGGCCGGCAATGCTCATTCCTGTGCATCCATTCATCTTTGCAAACTCGACAGCGGAATCATCCATGTCGATTATTTGTTCCATCTCGCCACCTGCAAGAAAAATGTGTAGCACTTTCTTGCGCGGGTAGTTGACGATCTCCGTTACTGCGCATCCTTTCGGCGCCGGCCAGAACTGCATCTCGCCTTTTATAATGGCCTGCACGACGTCGTCTAATGTGTGCGTGCCACCTGATAATTCTAACGCTGCCTCCAGCCAAGGCTTACAACGAATTAATTCTTCTACAACATTTGTCAATTATATCACCTATGGACGCGTATAATCGTTAAAGTCGTTGCTGGGCATACAGACTCTGTTGCGATACTGCTTGCTGCGAACGATTTTAGGCTCGCATGACTATGATTATCGGTCGCAGTAAACGCCTCTAAATAGTCATTTGTATTTAAATGGAATAGGGCTGAACGACTCACAACTGTAGTTGCGCCGTTTTGATGTAACGCCGCTCTAATAGTTGAGCCATTCGCTACGTTTGTGCCGTTAATCTTAGGCCAAAACACAAAATTTACAGTGCTTGCAGATGTAGAGTAAATTTGCGCTGTAAAGGTAATTAAAAAGTAGCCAGTGTCTTGAAAAATTATGCGCGAGCCGCTTTGCGTAAAACCTTCGTTGTCTGACCCGGCTGTGTAAGTAATCGCATACTCAGTGTCAGATGCGGTGTAAGTAAAATCACTCGACACCGTAAAGTCGCCGTGGCCGTTCGCTAGTACAACCTGCTTAAATGCACCGCCTACACTTACGACGGGGTAGCTGTTGTCGTTGTCCCAAAGCAATATGCCATCATCGCCGGCGCTGTCACCGCTGAGCTTCCATGCTAAACGTGAACGTATGCGGTTGAGATGCTCTACAAGCCGCTCGCCCCAGCCCTTCCATTCTGGGCCTAATGGTGGAGGCGCTAGGCTCATCTATTGCCGCCAGGAACAACATTTAAGCGTGGTATACCGAAGCGCCAGTTATTAAACTCAGTGCCGTTTACTCTAAGGCGTAGCTGCCGGCCTGAGAAGCGAGCGCTTGTCGGGTTGCTTGTGGTGAAAGGCCCGTGCGTAGACTCACTGCCGTTTGGATAGAATCGAGTCTTAAAGGTTAGCGTGGCTTGACCCTGCGTCTTCTCGTCAGGAATGATCTCATTTACCTTAACCACACTAGACCCAAAGACAACAGGCCCAGACTCTGCATGAGGCGCCACACCGTCGTGCGAGTATCCAATCTCGTGATTAAAGTGCTTGCCGCCATTACAGAACATAATAGGCTGTCTGAAAACGCCAGCATCAAATCCGCTAGTACGTGCGAGCTCTCCGATGTTCCAGTAGTTCTCTTTGTAGTTGTAAATAACGTAACGGTCGTTTTCGTTTGATCCGCCGCTGGGGTAGAACCACCACGCCTCGCCAAACTGCGAATTATTCATTGCAAACACTTTAGAGCGCTGTGCTGTGTTCATGTCGTTAAACACGTAATCGAGGACATCGCACTGCATTTCCTGTACTGATGACCCGTTATACATGAAAAAGCCTTTCTGACCCATCCAGAACGCGCCCTCTGCATTAGGGATGCACGCATGACGCGATATAGCGCCGCAGGAGGTGCCTACACGCTCAAACTGGAACACAAGCTGCGGTCCAATATACGTCGCTGTATGAGCGTCTGTGGTCGTCAGGATAAGGGTCTTGCCTCGCAGCCTGTGACCACTAAGAATCTCACCGTTTGTGCTCAGCTCAAAGTCGCCCGCCTCATTCGTCGCCGAGGGGGTCCAAGCGGTGTTATCTTCTTTATCGCACCACTGGACCTTCCTCGGATTGCCGCCTGCCCCTAAAGCAAATAGGAATCTCTCAGCCGTTGTAACAAGACCTAAATTAGAAGTCGGAGCATTGCTAATCTGCGCAGCGACTACACTGGTGTTTAGCTGCCACTCGTAAAGCTTACCGTCATCTACTGAGCAAGCGACCAGGTACTCGCCCCACGTATCGAGAGACCACGTCGTAGCTTCTTGGTAAACACCACTAGAGATGCGCTGCGTCCCGTAGTAGTCGGTCCCATAAAAGCCGCCACCGAAGCCAATGTTAAGGGCTGCGTCTTCTGCGCCTGCTGTAAAGCCTGCAGGGGTTATATCTGTTACAACTCCCGATGGTGAGATATGAAAAAGCTTGTTGTACGTTCCTACTGCTATTTTTGTATCGAATGAGTTGTCTACCCACCCAAGAGAACCACGCACAGGCTTGTCTAAGGTTGCACCGCTCTTAACACGCTCCTGCCAGCCGCCTATTGGCCCTAGCGAGCCGCTACGCCATCGGACGAGGTTTACGTCACGCCAACGGCCGGCGCCCTCTAGGTCAGTTCCGTGGCGGAATACGCCGGGCTGTATATCTACTGCTTCAATAGCCATTACACACCACCGTCTACCGTAATAGTGATTGTTGCTGTGTCTTGCACTGTGCTGGTAGCAACATCTTGCACCGTCACAGATAGGGTCACAGACTGCTGTATGGTGCTTGTAGTAAGCGTCCATGACTGCGCAGATGATATGGTCGTGTACTGGTTAAGTGTGCCAGTCAGTGACGATGTATCGCCTGTAGCTGTAACCCGAACTTTATAATCTGAGCCGATGCTACTTGTTGTAGGCTCAAACCAATTTGTATCGCTGTAACTTGTCAGGTTGCCTGTCGCTGTGATGGTACCGTTGGTATTCAGCCTAAATGTCGCTGACGATGTAGTGCCAACTCTACTATCAGACAGTGAACCGTTATTGATTGCGACGGCTGCGGCAGACGTGCCATAGAAGTCAGTAATGGCGATCTCGCCCGAGGCAGGCACTCCGGTTGCTGCTGAGTAATACTCAGATATAGCAATAGGATTAGAGCCACCAAACTCCGTTTGGATTTCGCTGAGAGATATTGCACCACTACTCTGCAAAGCCATTAGATAGTACCAAATGCGGTTACGTCGTTAGCTGATGTTACTGCGCCGTTTGTGCCGACCTTGAACACCTCTGTGCCGTCATAGACAAATACAAGCTCATCGATGTCTGTTTTGATTACCCAGTTACCTAAAGACAAGGTAGTTGCCTTTACATCACCTGCAGCGCTGTAAATCACGCCTTTGCTGTTTACTACTGTGCCTGCCAGGGCGCCATCTAAGACGTTTACTTCAGCTGCTGATGCTGAGATAGCGTTAAGCTTGTTAAGATTGCCTGTGGTCGCTACAGAGCCGTCTAGGACGTTTATCTCAGCCGCTGTAGCCGTGACACCGTCCATGATATTCAGCTCAGCAGTAGTCGCCGTAACACCGTCTAGGATGTTTAGCTCAGTCGCTGTGGCGGTAACACCATCCAATATATTTAACTCTGCGGCAGTTGCTGTTACGCCATCTAAAATGTTGAGCTCAGCAGCCGTAGA